CTGTTTTTTGTGTTGCAGATGTATCAAAACTTACAATTGATTTTATAGACTCCATTGCAGATCCTGGATCAGTTACTGTTTTAACTGTATCTGCTACTGTCCCACTCGGAGATAATGATACCTCACTTAGCTGTTCTGATATCAGATTAGGTTTTTTTAACGGCATTGAAGTATCTATACGTTGTGTGGGTTTGCCTAATTTAAATCCTGATTGAGTTCCTAATGGAGAACTAAAGCCTCCTTTGAATCCCTCAAAACCACCTCTGAATGCTCCACCTTGTTGAAAAGGGTTTCCTTGTAATTCTGCTCCACCTAAAAATCTAGCACCTTGACCTAGTCCATAAGTTAAAGCTCCGCTTTTTAATGAGTCTCCAATACGTCCCGATTTATCAAAGCTACCAAGTCCTGACATTGCTGCTGCAACTGCCGGGTTAAAAGGTGCAACAAAGGGTGCAGCTTTAACTGCAATCTCTGCTACTTCATTGGGTATAATTTTTCTAACAAACTTTTTAAGGTCACTTCCTAAACCAAATTTTTCTCTAGGGGCAACTTGCATAATGCCACCATCTGCTCGTAATTGTCTGTTCATTAAAGATCTAGATATCGCCATAATTTAAATATTTTTATACTGTTAAGCAGGCGTAGAAATCCTGTAAATATGATACTTTATTTGATTTTTTTAGTGTCGTCAACTGATTTGACAGGTCTTCCTGCTTGCCATAAATCATCTCTAAAACGACCGGTATAACAATACTCCCCAACGTGTGTTATAGGGTCGTCTATATAGCCATAAACCTTACCACCTATATCCGTCCATCTTTGACAGAATCCAAAGTCTTCTCCAAAATATCTTTTAGTTTTAGGGTCATGTAATGTGTCAAATAAATTGTACATATTATCTTTTTTAATCTCTTTACCATTAATATTGGTAGGCTGGTATATCTCTAAATGAGGATATTCTTTAATCATTTTCTCAACTACATTTCTTTTAATTAGCATACAGCCAGTTGGGGCATGAGTGAGCTCCATTAATCCTTTGTCCACGGTTATTGAATTAGGGTTCTCTACTTTAACAGGGAAGGTAAAACCCGCCGTAGCTAAGTCTTTTTCATTACTGATAGCATCTTCTTTAGTATTAAGTCTTCGCCATACCTTATCCCAACTTATAAGTTTCATAGGGTACGGACAAGATATAATATCCTTATCAAAATCTAACATTTTAAAAATAGTTTTATGACTAAAATCAATATCGGAATCTATAAATAATAAATGAGTGTAATTATCAGGATGATTTAAAAATTCTGCTACACATAGGTTTCTACCTTGTGTAACTAATGATGATTTAAGTAGTGTAAAACTACATTGTATTCCTTCTTTAGAACACGCCATTTGGAACTTTAACACAGCTTGACAGTAGTGCATACTAACATCACTATGACAAGGAGTACATACCATAATCTTGTGAGGTGAAGTGCCTAAATTTATTTCAGTCACTTTATTTTCTACTTTGTTAGTTTTGATTGTTTGATAAGTGTCATTATTTGCTGTTTCAGTTTTGTCTACGTTAAACCATATTGGTTCATTTGGCTTTGGCATTAAGAGCTCCTTTTAAAAATGTTGTCCACGCAGACGCTTGTTTAGGCCAAGAATAATATATCTGAGTGTAATTAGCTTGAGTAGTTAAATGACTATGTATTTGTGGTTCGTGTAAAGTTTCTGCAGCGGCAGCAATACCGTAGGCAAACTTTTCTGCTAACGCTTTGTAATTACTGTCATAAGGAATATACATTGGAAACTCTGCTCCTGTTTCAAATAGAGCTCCATAATCAGTTACAATACTATACAGTCCTGCTGACATTGCCTCTAACAAAGATATACATGAAGTCTCTTCAAAAATACTAGGATAAGCATACATATTATAATCGGGTAAATGTTCTCTAATATATTCATTTGGTCTATATCCAATGTAATTTACATTTGGTAAAGACTCAGCTTGGTCATATAATGCTCTATAGTTATAATCATTTTGTTCATGAAACTCTTTACCATATACCTCACATGAAGAATAAACATCTAAAGTAATTAATGGGTTTTTAATTAATTGCATTGCACCAAGTAAAACAGATAATCCTCTCCAAGGTGTGTTCTGATGAATTATTTTAATAGGTTTACCTTTTTCATAATGTGGAGATTGTTTTATTTTCTCAACTCCATTTTTAATAACCACACATTTTTCAGTAGGAATACCAAACATCATTCTAAATTTTTCATAATTCCAATGAGAATTAAAAACATACCAATCATATTTGTGATGATTAGCTTTATTTTTAAACCACGGATATAAATTAGGTTGATCGTAAGAATTTTTTTGCCAAAGTACATTAAGTTTATTAGGATCTAAGGGTACTTTACCCGGTACGCTAGTACAAATTTGTACTTGATCTAATAAATTTTTATCTACGTATTGATGTAGAAAACCTAGTTGTAATTCAGTTCCGCCTTTAGGGCTTTGGTTTCTTATTTTCATTCATAACTTTCTGGAAAACATCCAATCCTTTCGGTGAGACTTGAACTGTAACATCGGTTACAATGTCAGGACCCTCTACTTTCTCTTTAGACGTTTCGCCTGTTTTTGTGTTTCTATAAATTGTTAATGTTGTGCAATCTATTTTATGTATATTATCCGTTTTCATTCTCTCTGTTTATAAGTGCGTAACTTACAACACCTGTTACTTCATTTGCTGTATCTGCTTGCATCTTTATAACATCTCCTGCTTCTAAATTCAAGGTATTTACAATCATATTTGTAGAACTTTTATTAAGCTGCGCATGACCTACTTCTACATCACTACCACCAGATTTTTTTAAATATAAATCTGCATCTACGTTTGATGCATCCTGGTGGCTAGCTTGTACAGTTTTTACAATAGCTACTGCCGACACAGATATAGTTAAAACTGTAGTTAAATTAGTTGTAGTTAGATCAAATACTTCGCTTTTATATTGTATTGTCATGATAAAAAATAATTAAATGTATCTTGTTCGTTTTTTAAATCTTGTTGAAAAGAAAAATTAAGTTGTTGTTTCATTGTAGTCATAGACTCAATAATTTGTCTTTGATTTTCGACGTCATATTCTTGTCCTGGTTCAGGTATATAGTTAGTTAATTTAGCCATTATTTTCTAGTTTTATCTACGCCTTTTATTTTGCCTTTATTTTTTGAAGCATAGAATACAGTTTTACCTTTTTTCTTACCATATCTATCTTTCATAGATTTCATTATTTTTTTACCTTTTTTAGTAAGTGGCATGTTATCTCCTTCCGTCTGGTTGAGCGTCCATTCTAAAACTACCATAACGCCAAGTTTCTCCTGCAGCATCATTTTCTATTTTTAAAGATAGTAGTCTTCCTCTCGCTCTAGTATCTACTTTATCTGTAGTGGCTGTTATTGTAAAGGGACCTAAAGGTGAGCCTGTCTGAATATCAGAGGGATAATCCGATATAAATAATGTTACTTTAGAATTACCTACTAAAAATTTATAATCAGGCATAAATCTTCTCATTGACATAAATAGTTCTCCGTCATCAATATCAAAATCTCCAGATCTTATAAAAGCATTAATGGAAGTTCTACCTGAACTATTGACTTGATCGTTTCCTGTTTCGTGAACGTAGTATATTGATGCTCCGTATAGATTAGTAATACCTAATATATCAGGAAATACTGGAGTAGCTGTGTCTACATAATCAGTTGCATACGGTTTGATAAAGACTCCTTGATCTTGATACGTAGTTCTAGCTAATGATGAAGTAGTCCAAACATTTTCTTGATAATTATAAGTCACACATCTATCTATTTGATCCGATCCATTTTTTGGATAAAACCAATTTACTTCTGTATATAAAGAATTAGCTGAAGAATAAATAACATCGGATGAATTAAAATTAAGACCTAGGTTTCCATTCTGAACTGTAAACACAAAGTCTTCCACTAAACAAGGTAGGGCTTTGACAGTACCATCGTACATAAAAAATCCACCTTCATTAGACATCCAATAAACAGCGCCATTAACGTAAGAAGCTGCATGTTGTCCTATGCATCCACAGTTAGTACCAACTTGTCTAACACTAAAAGTAAAAGGTGGACCAACAAATTGAATTACATAAGCAGCCAGATCCGTTA